GAACCAATGATGGTGGCGCTTGCTACAGTTTGTGAGGCGCTTACAGTGTAAGTTCCTACACCACCTGTACCCGTACCAAAAGCGGTAATGTAGGTTCCATTGGTGAGTGACGTTGAACTGTCAATGAACATACCCACAGTAATTGGGTCACCAGAAAGCATGGCGGTGACGGTCAACGTGGTTGTAGCAATTGAACCAGTAAAAGTTGAAACAGCAGGGTAGGCATCCGCACCTTGATAGGTAATAGCGGAACCCAAAAATAGGTCGTCTGAAAATTGAGGCATTGATCTTCTCCTTGAAAAGCTTGATCAGATTAAAAAATGGGGCTGGGTTTTATACCAGCCCCGTTTGCTTTAGATACCGGGGGTACCAAAAGCACAGCGTGGATCGGTGAAGCCAAGGTCATAACGCTCGGTTGCCTTGTAACGCATTGAGTCAGTCTCAAAGTCACCTTCCATGGTTTTCTCCAACCGACGACGCATCAGGAGCTTGAAGCCCTCTGGAGCATCGGTCTGAACGAAAAACGCAGTGGCAGAAGTCAAACGAGAAATAACTGCGGCACCTTCGTCCAACAAGCCAATTGACTTGACGGGGTTGATGTCGTTGTTTGCATTACCTGCACGCAAAACAGATTTCAACAACACTTCGGCTTGGAAGATGTTGCCCGGAGCCACGATCAATTGACGTGGTACCAAACGAATCTTCTTGCCGTTGTTGTCCACTGACTGACGAACTTGAATCAACATCTGCTCTAAAGATGTCTGTGACAAGTTGGCGGCTGTGGACAGTTGGTTGCTGAAGGTGCCATTCACGATTGGGTGAGCGGTGTTGATCAAAGACACACCGTCGCCGCCCGGGTAGGCGCTGTTGAACGCAGTGTTCAGCACGTTGGCGGCCAACAATTCTTTGGTTTCCACCAAGGATTGAGCCAAATGGCGTGCATACACTTGACCGATACGAATGTGGTCGCCGTCTTCAACCAAGACTTTAGTCAAGGCAAAAGCCAGACCGTACACTTTGTACAGGTAGCGTTTTAAGAAGAGGACACCACCTTGTTGGTAGGTTACGGGCGTACCGTCAGGTAACTGAGGGGCGGCTCCGAAACCGTACAGGACGGGCTCTTCGTGGTAGTTGCGGGGGATACCGTCTTCTTCGCGGAACACACGGCTCCACTCGTCGGCACGTTGGTCATAGACTCCATCAAAGCACTCGTTGAGAATAGGTTCAACAATACTTCTAAAGTCCGTACTTCGCATTGGTGCGGCCATTTTTTTACTCCTTGGCTAGTTAAGCAATTGCGGTGATAGCACCGAAGAATTGCGAGTTGGCACATACGACACGCACAATAGTGTATGCATCGCCCCAGTCATTGCCCGGATAGGGAGCAATGTCAACCACACGCATTTGGCCTTGTGAACCATTACCGACGGCAGTTGCAGAGCCCAAAGTGGCTTGCGACAATCCTGTGGTAGTAGAACCAGCGGTCACGCTTGTGAAGTTGAACTCATTACCAATGGTAGTTTGAGCCATTGAGCCATCAGCTTGGATTTCATAAACGATGTTTGCATCGTTGTAGAAATAAGCAGTGCAAGTACCTGCGGTGTACGCAGTGTTTGCAGGCCAGTTGTTAGACACACGGGCGCGGCCTGTGGTGTCTGTGAACTCAACACCAGCAAAAGCGCCGACCCAAGCACCTGAAGTGGTGGCTGGGCAAATGGTGCCGATAGTACCGCCAATGGCAGTAGTTTGATAGCGTACAGGTTGGCCTTTGAGGATGGCCGTGTTGTAAGCAGATGGAATGCCGCCAGCTAACGCCTGAGCACGATCCAAACCTGAGGGATGGAACGCAGGGCGCAAGCCAAACGGAGCAGAGGTTGCACTCATATATTACTCCTTGTTAACCCGAAAATACGGGTGATCGGTTGGGTTGCTGTTCAATAGAGCCAAAACCTTCACCTTCGACCATAAGCAAAGAACGGCCATTGCTGTCGCGCCCTTGGAGACTTTCCTGTTGAATCTTGATCTTTTCTGCTTCTTCACGAGGCTTATCGTGATGCATATGAGTCATGACCTCTTGGTAAATGTCCATTGGCAACTTAAACAAAAGCATCTCGTTGCATGAGATATGCCCAACGTGCTCACCCGACTTCACTCGATGTTCTTCATAGCCCGGGAACTCATCCGCTTTCACGGGAACGTATCCAAGGCGCATCCGTTTATCGATGCTGTCGTAGCTGTTGGTTGTCGAAAGCCAGCATAAATGCCACCCGTCCATTTCGGGCAGTTTTGGCAATGCTGATTGCGTCCATTCCTCGCTCCACATACGTGTACGTTCCTGCGTCGAAATGAACTTATCCTCAGGTGCTGTGCGGCTTGCGTCCTCGCTTGCGCGATCCTTGCGGCCACCAGCATTGAGAGATTTTTTTAAACGTGAGTCTGTCATGATGTTTTTCCCCTTGGATTAGTTGCGACGACCGTTGTTACGGTCATAAGAAATGAACTCAGCGATCATGCGCTTCTTTCGCTCAGGGTTGTCCCAAGCACCAGCTTCTTTCATTGCCTTGACTCGGTCAGGCGATAAAACAAACTGGTTGCGATTAGTACCACCATAAGCGGCTGACGCTTCTCGTCCTGCACTTCCCACAACATTCCTTGGTCTTCTGACATCACGGGACTCGTTGTCATTGGAATCATTGTAGCGGTGTGGTAACTCTCTTTGCAAACGGCTGTCAAGCTCGTCCCAATAGTCGGGGTCGGTAGCGTTCCAGCCCTGTGCCGCCATCAACTCATCAGTCTTCTTGGCGATCCTGCTGTCGGGGTCTGAAGCCGCCGGGTTGTACCACTTGTTGCGGCGCATCCACTGCTGGGCAAGCCTTTGAACCTCTGGATCGTGGTCATTGGCATCGTTTTGCTGAGGACGACGCAATTCTTGGTCAGCCTGCTGGCGCATGGCCGTCAATTGGCGAGCCTCTTCTTGAGCAGTCTGCCAAAGAGTTTGAGCCTCTACCATGGCTTGGCCGTCACCGTTTTGTGTGGCCTCTGCCAGCTTCATTTTGGCGTACTCTAGGCGCACCTGAGCGTCTTCAATACCCTTGTCGATGCGTGTAATGTGCTCGGACTTGGTATTTCGCTCCAATTGGCCTAAACGTCGCTTGAATTCCTCGTTTTCACGTTGGAGTTGGGTCAAACGAGCGTCTTTTTCCTGATTTGTCTTGCGAATCAGGTCTTTTTTGGCTCGGCGGCGGTTGCGTTTGGCCGCACGAAGCTCATCATCATCGTCTGGATGGTCTTCATCTTCAGCACTGACGATGCCACCGTCTGCTTTTGCGTTAGAGCGGTCGTCATCACCACCTTCATCGCCAGCATTCATTAGGCTACTGGGTAAATCGACCGTTGCAGAGCCGTCTTGCGACTCAATCACTGCAATGTCTTCATCTTTTCCTTTTGGATCAGCCATTTTTGACTCCTGTTAGACGTAGGCTTTGAAAGAAAGGGGATTGCTTGTGACTTTGGCGATCACTTCGTGGTCGTTGATGGTCATAAACAGTACGGGGTCTTCGCTTGCATCATTTGCTGGGTCTTTCATTTCCCAGCGGTCACCGCCCCAACGAGGTACACGAACAAAGTCACCAACTTGCGCCCATGAGCCCTCAGGCCATGACTGCATGGTGTCTCGGTTTTTGTACGCCAAAGGCCCAAGTGCCACGACCTTGCCGATCATGTTGTTCCACTTTTCGTTTTCTTTGGTCTCATCGACGATGATGATCATCCCCGCCTTCTTCTTTATCCGTCGGAGTTGCACGATCATGCGCCCACCCAACGGTTCCATACCCGGATTCACACCCGGGAATGCCCACGCCAACTCTTGCGGGTCGGGCGTGTCCTGCGTCGCTTCAAAAGTCACGACTTGTTTTCCTTCACTCATCTTCTCTCCTTAACACCATATTTCAGGTGCATCGTTATGCACTTTTCAGCGCGGTCTCGCCACGGAGTGTGGCTATCAATCTCTGTTTTTTTCTTCGTCCAGCATGTCGTCGATCATTGTCATGGTCAATTGCAGACCCTGATGCTCGCCGACCATTCGCTGGTAGCCGTCCCAAGTTGCAGGCACCCCATTGGCAAGTGCCATCTGCAACTCGGCTTGGCGAATTTTGATCCTGTGGATCAGTTGTTCAAGCATTGGACTTCTTGGCACCAGACAAGCCGCCAGTGCGCTTGGCAGGCTGGCTATTGGAGCCCTTGGCTTGCATGCTTTGGCCGTTCAGCTTCTCGCCCATAGCCATGCGTTTGTGCTGGGGCACATTGACGCTCTTTTGTTCTTGATCAGACGTTGCCATTTGGTTCTCCTTGAGGTGGCATTGTGGGCTCGGCGGGTGCCGCGCTTATTTGAGCCTGAGCCACGTTTTGGATGGTCTCGTGCGTCAATTTGGAATTCTCAATGGCAATCTTGGTCTGATTGTCTTGAGTGTGTTTATCCATGTCTCCCTGCATCTTCTGGGTGTCCAGTTGCAGGCGAGCTTGGTCGTTTTGGGTTTTGCGTTGGGTCTCAGCCATGCTGGTGTCTTTAACCACTTGTGCGTCAGGCGGCAGGGGCTGGGGTGAGTTCTTGCGCTGTTGAGCCATTTGAATAAGCTGTTGCAGAGCTTGTTGGAACTGGCCGAACACTTGCTGGGTATCCAGCATGACGTGGGCACCAACGGTCGTGTACACCTTGTCAATGGTGGCTGTAAGCTTTGGATCGTCGTAGTCGTCTATAGGCTTGCCAACAGCATTCTCCACGTAACCATTTGAGCGGTTGAGGTACCACAAGGTCATGTGTTGCTTCAAGTGCTCAATCAGGTTATTCAGGTAGTTCGGGTCAGCAAACGGCGATTGTCCCAAGAATGGGTTCAGAGCAAATTGCAGGTGATCTTGAATGTGGGCAATGTGATCCTGTTGCAGGTACGCATAGGCTGGCTGGCCGATGAGTAGTGCGGCGTTCTCGTCTGCCGAGGTGCGTTGTTCTGGTGATGGCACGTCTTTCATCAATTCATTGATGTTGGGAACCTTCATCTGCTTAAGCATGCGAGCCAAGACTTTGCTCATGTTGAACTGATCAGGGTGCTTCTCAGCCAAAGCCAATACGGCTTGGTTTTGAGCCATGCGCTGGGTCTCACTGAAGATGTGAGGATCAGACACTGGCACCACGTCGGTGTTCTTGTCAAAGTCTTCGCGGGTGACTTCCAAGTCGGCAACCACGTCGCCCATTTGCATTTCGTCAAAATGCCAGCGGTTCAAGCGGCACAAAATCTTCAGCACACGGGCTTGGCTGTCGTGCATGCGTGCGTGGATTGATGAGAATACCGCCGCACCTTGCTCAATCAGGGCTTGTGTGGTGCCTACAGGAGCGTTGGCGTTCACGTCAGCAATCTTCTCTTCGCTGGTTGTGACTACGCCTTTGGCGGCTTTATCCAGCCATCCCAGCAACTCAAACAGCACAGGGCTGGGTGGGTTGAATGGCATAGGCATGGCGATCTGGCGAATGTCCTGCACGCCGGGTGCGCCTTCGATCTCCACGATCTGAGTGACATCAACCTGCTGTGACTGGCCGCTGATCTTTGCGCCCTTCAACTTCAGCATGGTCGCTGTGTTGTTGATGTGGGCGGTATCCAACAAAGCACGCAGAGCGCCCGTCAGAGCGGCACTGAGGCCACCAATCAAATGGGGGAGGCCAATGGCATAGGCACCGCGCCAAGGTATGAACTTGAACTCCACAACCCAGTCCAGCTTGGTCATGGTCTCGTCTTGCTCTTCCCAGTTGCGGTACAGGCCGACCACCTGAAGATCAATCTCATCGACCATCAGGATGTAGGGGGCTGTCTCACCTTTGGTCTTCTTGTCGTCTTCCAACTCCAAGTAGCAGTAGATGTGATAGACCTTACGAAGACCGTCTTGGTTGTCTTCAAACTTCTTACCTTCGACCTTATTGTTGGCCTGCTCAACTTTGTTTTGCTCAAGGGTTTGGCTGGCCTTGACGTAGCTGACATCGCGGTACATTCCAGTGCGGATGCGACGCTCAAACTCATAAGTAGTAATTTCGTGGACTTCAGCCGCACGCTGGGCGGTGTAGAAATTGGTGGCCGCAAAGGGCAGGATCACCCGGTCGATAGGCAGGAACTCCACGCATGGTCGTTTCTTCTGCTCGTCAAACCACAGCTTGAAATATTGTGATCCACCCAGTGGCAACTGAGTCAGCAACTGCTCTTGCTCGTCCTTAAACTCTTCAATCTGCTCAGTGATCTGCCAGTTCAGGTAGTCGCGCTTGCGCTCTGACTTGGCAGATTTCATGTCGTCCATCTTGCCCAGCACCTTGGTCTTGACAGGGCCGTCAGGTGGGAACATCTCTTTGATGGCACGGGAAGCAAAGTCAACACAGCCCTCGGCCATTGCCGGGTGGACTACTTTGCTGGCACCCATGAAGGTGGCACCACCGGGGGCATCGTTGCCCATACCAGTGCGTCGGATGCCCTCTTCATATTGCTTGTCGCGCAGTGACCGGGCTTCTTTGTCGGTCTCCAGCAAATCAAGGTAGCGCATAGCCAGCGAGGACAAGGTGCCGGGGTCAATGCTGTCGGCCAAGTTGTCGTAGAACTCAGGGTTGAACTCAGGGCCGTCGTTCTCCATTGTGATGATGGCTGAACCGTCTTCCTGCTCTTCCGTGTCCATATCGGGCAAGTCAACGACAGCACTGCCGTCTTCTTGCTCCTCAATTGGGTAGTTGTCTTGTTCTGCCATCATTTAGCCTTTTTTTTCAAGATCATTTCGAGTTGCATTGTCCCAGTATTTTTATGGACGGCAACTGGCATCTTGAACCGAGTGTGTTTGCTCTCATCCTCACCGTGGCGCATAGCCAAGTGACGTTGGGCAATTACATTCTGCTCAGGGAATGCGTGGAAGTCATCGTGACTGAACCCATGGTGACGACCATCAACTGAGCCGCCTTCAGCGTAGAACTTCATAGACTGCGGTGCGCGGTACTCTTTGCCTTCAGCTTTGATTTGATCTTCAGGCTTGTCAATCTCATATTCGCCTTTGTTTTTCATGGCGTGTTCTATGTGCTTGTCATTCACATTATGGGTAAACGATGTTTGGTGCCCGACAAGACTGGTTGACTCAGTTGGTGTGGTCATCAGTATGTGACCAGCGTCTTTGCCGTTCTTGCTCTTAAATCTTTTTTCTGGCAAGAACTCCTCATCCTTGAACCGTGAGTCGGTCGGAATCATATGGGGTGTACCGTCTTTATTCTCTCCAACTTGCACCAAGCGCGGGTGCAGGATGTGTTGCCTTTGGTAATCAAAGCGCTTGCCTTTGACGGTGGTGTGGCCGAAGTGTGACTTGTCAGGCGTGGTGGGTTTACCGTTGCCACCAAAGTGACCTTCTGGGCCTTCTGCCTTCTCCTCTGGTGTCAACTCGTGCTCTTCACGGCCAGTCGTCCAGTACTTGGCATGCTTGATGGATTTCTCCATCTTCTTAGCCATGTCGGAGCCACGACGCACGTCGGTCACCATGTAGGAGCCCTTGGGCGGTGTCTTGTTGCCCTGCTCGTTCTTGAAGTCGCCTTTGTTGTCAGCGGCCATGATGGTGTTGCGTACACGGGCTTTGTCGCGGCCAATGTTCTCGGCAATGGACTCACCCTTCTTGACCTTGGGGCCAACGTTGGAATGAGTGACGTGGTAACCATTCTCAGGATCGTGCAACTCGTTGGTCTTGCCGTATGAGTTGGCAATGATTGCTGGCTTGTCATCTAACTTACGCTGTTCGTTCAAGTGACGAATAGCATGGCGTGAAGTCACGTCGGTCTCATCTACCACGTTTGGACGGAACAGCAAACGCTTGTTGCCCTTGTCTGCCAGTCGCGCGGCCTCTCGCAATGAGCCCGTGTGAGCCAGTATCCAGTCATTGGTCATGGCAGGATCGTGCTTGGCCTGCTCATGAGCGGCGCGACGTACTGCGGCAGAGGCGTACTGGGACTCAGCGTTGGGCGCAAAGCAGGTGCCCCTCTTAGTGTCTACGATGCCTTGTGCGTCCTTACCGCCACCACAGCCCTCAGTCTGACCAGCGCAGGTGTTGATGACGTGATACTTGGTATCGTTACCCTTACCTGAGGTGTACAGAGCGTGGCCTGCCACACCCTTAGAGGCAAAACCAACGTGGGTGCGGCCTTGTGCATCGGTCTCGTGGCGCACGGTGTCCAGTTTCTCGGACTCATCCAGCGTGTTGGCTGTCTTGCCAATGTGCTTGGCTTCACGCAGGCGACCCAGTGCGGCTTCTTCAGCCTCGTGTTGCTCTTCAATAGGCTTGGCAAAGTGATCTTCCAATGTCTTCTTGTGCATTGAAGCCATCTTGCCAAGGTTCAACGGCTCGCGGTGATCGTCGCCATAGACCTTTGACCGGGCTTCATTCATTTCATGTAGGCCAACAGCGCCAACTTTTTTGTTGCCTTCCAAAGTGTGGCGGGGAACAACGATACCCTTCACGCCGCCTGAGCCTTCAGCGTTGATGGTCACACGTTTGCCAGTGTCGGTAGGTGCCTTTGCGGCCATCTCAGACTTCATCTGCTCGACCGTCTTTGCAGAGCCACCCTTAGCCATAGGCTGTGGGGGTTTGGAGCCACCCATAGCACCCAGCGCCTGTCCTTGCGGTGTCATCTGAAGCATGTTGCCCATGGGCGGTGTTGCGCCTTGTGGAGCCATGTCAGGCATACCGCCGGGAGGAGGGGGTTGGCCGGGCAATCCACCTTGTTGTTCAGGTGGGGCAAGTGGTGCCATAGGCTGAGGCATCAACTGCTGGCCGGGCTGTTGCTGGCTGGTGTCTACGCCGCCAACAGGCATGCCGCTGGGGGTTGCCACACCGCCGGGAGTGGGCGTGCCGCCGTACTCTTGATCTGGTGGGAAGAATGTTTTGGGGAACATGCCGGGGGCTTCGTTCACGCCTATGTTCTTCATATTAATGGGGTTCGACTTCTTTGCGATCTCCATCTTCATTTGGGTCAGTGATGGTTGCACGTTGCCTCCTTCGGCTTTATGGATGATGCCGCCCTGTGCGTACAAGGGCAGGCCATTGGTTAATACGTCTTTACGCATATCTTCTGTGATGGGAAAGTAATGCAGGTTTTTGGCATTTGAGTCATCCAGCCTTTGATTGAATGCCTGCACTTGATCTGGATTCATATCAGCAAGACGCTCTCCAGCAACACCAAGGCGCTCAGATGCGTCACCGCGCTGTAATGGGTCGCCTGCTAATTTGTGTCCACCCAACTCAGTCTTCACGCCATACTTTTTGCCGATGCTATTGAGGATGTTGGGAACCTTCTTGTCGTAGAAACCCTTCATGCCTTCGCCGCCAACATGCAAATCTAACCCAGAATATTCTCCACCTCTATCAGCAATAATTTTATTTGCCAACTCCTTGCCTACATGGCTTGCAAGTTCTTCGTCTGTCAAATATTGACTTGAGATAGGTACTTTATTTCCCGATTTATCTTTGGCGTTGATTCTCCACTGACGGTCGCCAGCAATGTCGTATTCATCAGCATTCAATTGACCAATATGGTCGCCAATGTTGTAACGCTTGGCCTGCTCATGACCGGGAGTCACCACGACACCGTGGTAGCCCTTCTCTGCGGCATGGTGAATCAGACGCTTGAGCGCCATCTCTTCCCAGTTCTTTTTGAATGGAGCGTCAGGAACTCCAGAAGTTACTGCATCAGTTTTTCCTTGCTCTAATCTTTTTTGAGCTTCTTCTGGTGAACCATAACCACCAGAAAATGTTCCATCTTCCCATTGAACTTGATAATCTGGATCAAAACCAAAATGAGATTTGTTTTCTACAACTTTGCCAGACAAATTTTTTGTTGCGGGTTTTTGATATCCTTTATCACGCCCCTGCTGATGCCAGTCGGACTGCAACTCTTCAAGGTGCAACAGCTTCTCACCGTTGGGGCCTTTGCGGTCTTTGAGGCGCATGCTGGCAAGGATGCCAGACTCTCCACCGAAGTGATTGCCTACACCACCAAATACTTCAGGTGCTTTTTCTCTTTGAGCTTTTAACTCGTCAATCTGCCTCATGATGGCAGAACGATTTTCTGGCGCGGCGTGACGAAGCTTTGTATCCAACTCTACGGTTTTGCTGTTGAGCTTCTCCCGATCATTGGGCATCTTGATCAGCATCTCGCGATAGTTGCTACCACCGGGTAGTGTGTATTCGCGGTGATGTGTTGCAGACTCTGGAAACAGTTTGCCTATCTGATGGTCGGCAACCTCTAAGGCTCGTTGTCTTGCTTCGTTGTAAGAAACCCCAGAATCCATGATGGTGTCAAGAGCTTCTTCATACTCTCGATCCCAATGTTCGTTGTGGGCTTTTGTGCTTAGGACTTGTTCACCCAACACCTTCTCACGGATGGCTGGCGCAGGCTTGGAGCCCAGTGCCGCCATGAACTGGTCATGCGTCATGCGGGGTGCGTTAAGCAAATCACCCAGCCCACGCTCTTGAATCTCTGTCTGCTTGATGCCGGGTATCCCCATCAGTTCCTTCATGAACTCGGCACCAGTCCCAACCTTGCGCCTCAGCAGGCCAGCGGCTCTGTCAATAGAGGAGTGAAAGGGCTTACCCTCTCCGACCAGCTTCTTCATAGTGAGCGTTCCTCAATATCTAGGTGGTGTGCGTGCGTGACCTTGCCACCATGTGAGTACAGCGAGCGTTTGCCATACACGGGATTCTTTGCCAGCACCAGTGGGCCAATCTGAACAACGTGCTCAGAGTGCGTGATGGGCTTCATGGTCTCGCGATCATAGAAGTCACCATGGCGGCGCGGGTCGTATCCCACCTGACGGTAGTCAGGATGGTTCAGGTACTTCTGCATGTGCTTGACGGCTTTGTCTTCGTCGATGTGCTCAAGCTCACCCTTGATCTTTGCAAACGGTGTCTTGTTCTGCTCGCCAGTGGCAACCCGTATGGCTTTGCTTGGGGAGCCCTCAAAGGTTGCATTGCGTACTGAGGACACCGAGCCGTATGAGGTAGGGAGCTTGTCCTGACCACCTGACTCGTCATGGATTGAGTTCACCCACACACCGTGGCGCTCGTATGCCGGGATGTCCAAGCGTAGTCCAACACGGTGCCCAGCAGGCCAATTGTTGTGTGACTTCCAATTCTGCTTCTGCCTGTCAATCAGTACGTCCATTGCTTGCTCGTCAGTGGCAGGCTTGGGAATGAAGTTGTACGCCTTCACAGGCTTTTCTTTCGCCACCACCTTGGCATAGGCCGCTTGCTTCATCTTGCCATCAGCCAGTGCCCGTGCGGCGGCTTCTATGTTGGGGTTGCGACGGCTGGCCGCATCATCAAAGACGGTAGGACGCACCTCGACCTTGCCGCCCTTATCCTTGTGGATCACCTTGCGAGCAATGATGCCGTGGCCTACGTCATGTTCCTTCTCGTACCGCTCTGCCTTGTGCAATGGGTACAGGTGCTTGGTCTCTGTGTTGATGTCGAACTGTGACCCAGCAGGCACCAAGTGGTGGCCCTCCATCTCCCGGAATCTTTTTCTGTCCACGACTACGGGCTCTCCAATCGTCACCTCACCAATGGCTTTGGCCGGGCCTTCACCAGTCCTGACAATAGCCACACGCTTGCCTACGTAGGGGCGTAAGGTGTCACTGTTGCGTGACTCGTATGTCTTGTGGCCGTCCACAATCAGGTCGGCATAGCTGAGGTCTGCCTTGCGGTCGGATGCCACGTTGATGCCCATCACCGATCCACCCTTGGCCTTCTTATCAGTAGGCAGTGACACGCCTTTGCCTGCCGTCTTTTCCATGTTGGCAATACCTTGCATGCGCTGATTGAACTGCAACCCGGCAGGCTTAAACATTTCTTTTAGGCGCTGTAGTTCAACAAGTTGCGCTGGTGTTAAAGGCATATCAACCTCAAAAGGGAATTGCCCAGATTATGCCTTCGCAGGGCAGTCAGAGCAACGTCCATCACTCTGGCAGATAGCCAGACTCTCGCAACTCTTTTTCTCTGCGCCACCTGATCCACTCGCGCAACTGCTGGATGGCCTGTTGCTCGTTAATCTCTGCACGAGCACTGGTAAGGACTTCAAACCTGTTGGCGCACACTGTAGTTCGGACTCCGTCAGTCTGAACGATCTTAGAGTAATCCTCGCCTGTTTCAATGAGTATGTAGTCGTCATTTTCCATTTCCTCCTCCTTTGGTTTGTGATTCGTAGTCTGACTACGCTTTTGTCAGACACCATACGGATTCTCGCGTCCCCGCATGTTATATATCTCAGCGTCTGTGATGTCTTCTTGCTCCAAGTCTTCCCGTGGCGGTGCGTCGATGCTGATCCAGCCAGCGTCCCGCAGATACCGTAGTCCTTGGCTGATGCAGTCTACAAACTCATCATGCACCGTGCCATCAGGGAATGAGCATATCTGACTGACCATGCCTTCAGCCCAGTCACGCACGAACCCTTTGCGCTTGCCCGACTCTGGCACCCAGACTCTTCCAGCTTTGATAATGTTCGCCACGATGGACAGCCGCTGTACCTTGTCAGCCCGTCCGGGGTTGTAGGCGATCACAGGCAGGTGCGCCTGCTGTAAGTCTTGTATAAGACTTATGCCTGCGCTCTTGTCTTCCACAAGGATCACGTCCACCAGCTTCTTACCCTTGCCTTCACCGTACACCGTTTCAAACTCGTCAATGACCTTGGGGCGCAGTTGCGGGTATTGCAGGTGGTCTTGCCAGCAGTCGAGGATCATGACGCACATGCCACCATCTATAGGCTTGAACACGCCCAGCGTGATGCACCCGGTTGGGTCGTTAATGGTCTTGTCGCTGGTGGCGCAGTCATAGCTCTGGAGGATGTACTCCAGCTTGGGAAAGGGCTTGCCGTCCGGCCACAGCCTGAACCAGTCCCGTTTGACGATGCCGCCTTCCTCGGGGTCGATGATCTCAGCGTGAATCTCCTGCCGTCCAAGGTTGGTGCCCTCATATTGGAGAATCTGCTTCCGGAACGATGGGGCCAAGTTCTTGATGTTGCTGTACGTGCTGGCGCGGGTAATGGTTACGTCGTCACCTTCACGCTCTATCAACTCCAGCACCACGTCCTTGGGCTTGGGCGTAGTCGAGCAGATCAGCTTGGTGCGTGTGCCCAGCCGGATACCGAACTGGATCATGTCCCATGAGTCACGCAGGTATTCCCATGCGGCCAACTCATCCAGCCAGCCACCGTGGAACTGTGGCCCACGGAACCGCTCGGGCTCCGATGCCGGGATACCCTTGATCAGGCTCCCATTGATCAGCGTGATCTCATGCAGGCTGGAGTTGTACTTCTCAATGATGGCCGGGGGAATGACCTTCAGTAGGCCGGACTCTCCCTCAAAGCAGGTGCTCTTCAAGTCTCCACTGGTCGGAGCGGATACCAGCCACCGGGTGCCTGCCTGCTCCCACGCCCACCATCCAAGCGTCTCTGCCGCCGCTCTGGTCTTTCCCGCTCCCCTCCCCGCAAGGAGTAACCAAACATTCCACCAATCACCCTCAGGCTCTATCTGGTGCTTGAGCGCCTGCATCTTCAGCCATGTCATCTGCCAATTGATGGTGGCCTGCTCGACAGGGGAAAGCTTCGCAAACTCGGTCTGAAGATATACCTCGTCGTCGAGGATGGCTTCAGCAACGCTCATTCGCCTGCCTGTCGGCTCATCTTAATGGACTTCAGCAGTTCACCGAACACGCTTACGTTGTGCTCTATCACCACCGGGTTGATGTCACTGCCTGAGTGCTCCAGCCGCGCCAGCTTAGGTATGTGGTACTCGACTACGCTTTGGAACATGTCAAATGCCTTAGCTGGGTTCGGTGGCACGACGTACTTCTCCAGTATGTCGCCGCCTTCGGTCTGCTCAATCACCTTTACACCGTTGGCTACCTGATCAAGCCACTCAGTGAGCCTGTAGGCGTTTCCATCCACAAATGATGCTATGGCCTGCCTTGCATCTGAAGTGGCCTTGTTTGGGCTCCCTGCTGGCCTCCCTGCGCCTTTATTTGCTGTTGCCATAGTCCCTCCCAATAGATTTGAATTGTTTATTCAATAATTGAGGTATTTTGTTTTCATCGGTCATATTCCAGTCCTTTGTCGCGCAGTCGTTTCAGCGCATAGGTCTGAAGTGTACATCTTCAATCTGTGGCTTGTGAAGGGTTAAAGTGTTTTGTGAGGATGTCTGCCCAGATGTTGTCGCGCCTCTCGTTCTTGCTGTCTTGCCATGCCTGTTGTTCTTCCACTGTGAATGGTTCCAATGTCAGGTCGGGTTTCAGCCTGTGCCACCACAACTTTCCATCTTTTTCGCCCAGCACCATCATTCTGTTTCCAGTGGCACGTCACGCCACTCGCCCTTTTCGGACATGCCCCAGCCACTCTCCCACCATTGCTGGAGGATACGAATCAGTTTGTGGTCGCCATTGGTGTCTACTTGGCGCTCGATGAATCTCAGTTTTGCTGTCGGTTTCATTGTTTCTTCCCTTCTTTTAATCCACGTTGATATTCTTCATCCAATCGCTTGGAAAATATTTGTCCTACCCATGTCATAAGAGCAATTGCGCTTTGATCCGCATTACCCTCAAATGCCAGTCCGGGGCCGTTGAAGTCCAACACACCAACCTCTTCCCCATTTGCGTTGTGAAAGATGATGTTGTAGCTTGGCTTTGGTGCCGTAAAACTGAATGTGTTTGGCATGTAATGTTGTTGGCATTCTGGGCCTTCACTCATGATTTGCTCTCCTTCTGTAGTCTGTCAATCAATTCCTGCAAGGCATCGGTGTAGTCTTTGAGGGGACTGCCGGGCCACCATGCTGTTGTGTCACTCATGCTCACTCCTCAGAATTCGTTGTTCGGCAAACTTTTTGTATGCCCTGTGCTCTTCGTTCTCGCGCTCCAAACGTTCCACCTTGCTCTTCAAGTGCTGGATGGTGCTGTTGGCACGCTCAATCCATTCTTTGACCTCGGTAGGCATTGAGAACGTCTGATTGGCTGGTGCCTGCGCCACAGCCTTGTTGGCTACCAGAAGGCGTGGCGGTGCCTTCTTTACCGCCTTCTTGGCTGGTGCCTTTTTGGCTGGCGTTTTAGTCGTAGCTTTTCGGGATACGGACACAGGTAATCTCCTCGGGGTTGTATTGCGTGTCGGGGGTGTAACGAATGTCAGGGGCATAGGCACATAGGATCAGGAACATGACAAACCACATTCCAATCACCATCTTCCACGCCATGGATTCTGGTGGCCGCTGGCTGGGTAAATGACTCATCATCTGGTCAATCTCTTCTTTATTCACAGGTGCTCCACAATGGTTTCCAGCGCCTTGATCAGGTCTTGGGTTTGTTTTTTGGTCATGGTGGTGTTCATGCCACCGCCGCGAATGCGTATAGACAACCACAGAGCATTGTCGTCAAATTTGTCTACGCACACACGTCCACCTTCATTGGTTTCAATGGCAAATTCAAGTTCTTCTGTTTTCATGTCATTCTTCTTAATTCTCGTACACGCCAAGTTCACCGGGATTAATCCACTCTGCGTGCAGGCCAGACCTGCTCAGAATTGTGTCAATCTTTGGGTTAACTCCAAATATCCAGTTGGGTTGCAGGTACCCATCGTAGTAGTCAACCCACTTGAATGAATCGGGCTCCTCAGCACTGATTTGGAACCGACCGTCCATGTCGTCACGGACGTATACGGGCACGCCCAGTTTCTTGAGGGCATTGAATGCTTTGATGTATGTGCGCTTCATGCTGTCACCTCTATGGAAATGACTTTGGGGCGCTGGATAACTGTTTGCTTCACGCCATTACGCACGCCATGCTCTTTGATGGTGGCTGTAATGGTGGCAGTCTCACCTTTATCAGGAAAACCATTGGCGTTGCCTTTGTAAATAATGGTGTTGTTGTTTTCATCTTCGCAGATGTTGATGTAGGTGGTGCCGTAAGAACCTTCCAACACTACGATGTGGACAACCTTGATGGTCATGGTGGTCTTCTCGCCCACAGTGCCAATGTGCTCGCGTGTAGCGTCTATAGCGGCCTTCTTGTCAGCCCACTCTGCGCGGCGTGCGGCACGGGCATCAATACCCTTCAGGATCGCCTCGCACTGCTTGGGTGACAGTTTGCCCCATGTGTAAAAAGACTCGGCCATCTTGCCCATAAAGTCGTCGCCATAACCCATGAAATTACCATGGCCGTCGTAAGTGATGCCATCGGTCAATGCACTTTCGATCTCGCCTGCACGCTCAGTGTTGGCACGCCATGTCTTCTGGGCATTGGCAATGATGTTGCGCTTGACAGCATTGTGGTAGGCCACTGGGTTTTCGATGACTGGGGAAAAGTTTGTTGCCATTTTGATCTCCTGATTTAAACCTGCATCATTGCAGTGAAAGAACTATAACACAAAATTAGATTGTTTGAGATATTGTTTGGCGCGGCGCTTATCGGCAATCGACATTGGCAAGCCCTGTTCCATGCGCTCGACCAGCGACTTTTCATAAGCATAGGGGTCACGGTCGGCCCATGTGGTGTCACCAAACTGCTCGGCACGCTCCTCTGCCGTCAATTCAATGCGGGGGAGCCCTTGCTCCTTCCGCATCTTGATCTCAGCCAGCAGTTGCTGATGTGTTCTCACGCTATAGCTTCCATGTCAGCCACAATGGTTGTCAGGCCAGCAATCATTTGCTTTGCCTGCTCCAAAGTCATTGATGTTTGGGCACCGCCACCTGCTATTTGAATGCTGATCCACACTTGGTTGTCGTCGTACTCGTCAAGAAAAATTGTGCGCTCGCCTTCGCGGGTCTTAATCATGATTGATTTGTCTTCCATGTTGCTCTCCTGTTAAACCCGCTACATTGCGGTGAAAGAATTCTAACACTAAGTTAGAGTCTTGATTGTCTAGGTGTTTTCCCTAGTAATTCTTGGGTGGCCTTGGCTGGCAGGTTTGGCCTCTGCCCATGGCTTTGTTAATGGTCGTCGCAGTCTCCACAATGACCTCACCCTCCTCCAGTTTGTGCTCCACCTGCATGGCCGCTATGTAAGCGATTTCTGCGCGGCTTGTCTCGTCCTTTGCCAATAGCAAAGCTTTTGCCAGCAGGGAAGTGCTCAGATACACCATGACGTTCATGGCGACCTGCATGTCGTGCTCCTGCATGAAAGCTTTCATCTTGGCGTTCAAATACGCCTCATTGGCATCAATGGCATTACTGATAGCTTTTATGGTTTTGTTGTCCATCATTGCCTCTGGCTTGGTATACGGTTCAGGATGGCCTGAGCGACCGTTCTAAGGGCTGTGACTACCTCACCCTCATCTTCGTGGTCAGCGAAGGCCATAACAAGGTCAGCGCATGCCTGACGCTCAATCATGATGACCCGCTTGCTGGTCTCAATTGCCACCGTCATGATCTCGGCCTTGGCGATGGTGATGGCATCGTCGAACTCTTGTTGGGTAAAGAATGTCACCGCGCCTGAACCACCCAACAGTTGCCGGGCAAGTTGACTCATTTCTTTTTTCTCGGTCATTTGAATTTCCTCACATTAGAGAATGGAATGTCAATTGGCTTTTCTGGCGGCGGTGGCGGCATATTGGCGCTGGGTGGCACCCACCCATGTTTTCGCCAGATAGCCTGCACGTCAGACCCACTGCTCCATTTAAATTTGGCAGTGGGTATGCTGGGGTAGCTGATCTTTGCGTGCGGTGGCAAAGTGATCTTGCTCATGAAAATCCCTTTATTCAGAATAACCAATGGCTTGCAGTTTACTGATCTGCTCGTTGATCTCAGTCACGGTCTTTTGGTATTCGGCCATGACCTTTTGCTTTTGCTTTTCCAATGCGGAAATTTTTTGTGCCCGTGGATCATAGTTTTCTGGCACGTCAATTTCAATTTCTTGTTCGCCGACATATGTTCGGTAATTGTCGTCATCAGCTTTAAAACTAAGAACTTCAAACTTGCCTTCGGTATCCCAATCGTACTTGCAGTAGTGAATGTGGGCGGTTGTTTTGACTTTCATGTTGGTCTCCTTAAAAAGAAAAGTCATGGTACTTATCGCGTTGACCAAGAATCAGGCCACCGCTTCCAAAAACTAAACGCTTGTTGTCATTGTAAAAACATCTGCGCCATTGGCCTTTTCTGTCTTTACGGTAATAGTGGCGGTACCCCATAAAGTCTGATGTGTACTCGTACTCTTGCGACTCGCTCATGCCATTGTTGTCAATACGTTTAGCGTGATCATCAGTGACAGCGATGTAGCGTTTCTTCATGTTTACTTCAACAATGGTGCCTGCTTCGCGGTCAGTCCAGCCCAACATAGTGACACCCATGCCCACAGTGGGCTCAGGCTCGTTGATGGTCATGCGGCTGTACAAATGATTGGTCAGGCTTCCTGTTTGTGATCCGATGTTCATGCTGTCACTCCTTTGGCAAGTTTCATTTGACGTTCGCGGATGGCATCGATCTCTGCCCACAATTTGATGTAGTAGGTGTCGTCTGTTGGCAGGTGCTTGTTCAACTGCAAAGTCTCATGGCAGTCTTGCAGTGCACAGGTGCACATGCTGGCATCGTATGCCTTGAATTTGTTGGTGCAGGTTTCGCGCAATTGGCCGTATGTCATGGTGTTCCCCTTATTTTTTCAGTGATTTTTTGTGGTTCAACAAATTGATCAAAGCTTTGGTGATCTCGTCATGGAGCTTCATTGGCAACGGGCCTGAGTGTGCTGTTGCGCGAAGTGTTTTGATAGCTTGGTTTGTTTGGTACAGGGTCATGGTGTTCTCCTTATGGGGGCCGAAGCCCCCGTTGCAATTAGGTTGTAGGTGTCACTGTGATGCGTGCAGAACCTTCTTTGCGGAAGGAGTTGAGTTGGTCTTCGGTGATGCCAAAGTGTGTGCACAGTGCGTCGTAGTCAACAGTGCCTTTGACGTTGGCAATGGACACAGTCACACCGTACTTTTCGCCACGGTGCTTGCCGTCACCAAAGGTGTTGGCAATGCTGTCCTTAAGGGTCTTGACCTGAGCGGCCAAAGCTTTTTGTTGACGATCCAACACAGCCAGTGTGTCGATGTCGTTGGTGATGGACTCGATAGTTGCGAGTGCTTGGATGGTGGCTTGAACTTCAGTCATTTGGTATCTCCAGATAAACCTGCGATGTTGCAGTAAACGAAGTCTAACACAAAGTTAGATTCTGTTGGCAAGACTTTTCTCAATTATTTTTGTAGGTGCTTTCCCTAGTGTTGTATTGTGAACTATTTATTTAGTAGTCAGACTACGGAATACGTTGGCAACGGTGACGTTCAGGGCATCCAACTCTTGCATTTTGGCTATAGCCCATGCACGTTTCTCCCCATGCCAACCCATCTTGGAGCCCTGATGGCAGGACTTGCACAAGGCCACCACGGTGTAGTGCAGTCCCTGCTCAATGTGGTGGGCATCAGACGGGCTGGGTGCCTCGCACACAGAGCAGGGTTGCTCCTTGACCATGCCCACCCACAGGCGCTCCAGCTTGGTGTAGGAGCCGTTCATGCAAACCACCCTGTGTAAATCCCTACGAACAAAAACAACAGGGCCATGCAGATCGAATATCGTTCACCTGCACACCCGGCAAGCCAGATGTTGGCAAGCAATATAGCCATTTGTGTGTCTGTCATGCCGCTGACCTGTCCATGGTGCGATTGCTGGCCTCCTGAGAGCGCCACACGTCGATCCGAGCCTCTGCTGAGGTCAGCCCCCACTTGAGCCCTTCTTCGGCCTCTACGGCTGATCTGAGGCCGCGAATGTGAATGTCGTAGGACGGGTCTGCGTATGCCATGGCTTCAGCTTGTGCCATTGACTTTGCCAGTCCTTCCGTGATGAACTTGATCGACAGCGAGGCGATCAGTGCCTTGGTGTAGTTGTCGAGGTATCCCTTGTACGCTTTGGCTTCTGCATATTGCTTGCCGTGGGTGTACAGGTAGTCCACTGCTTCGTTGATGTCCTTCTGACTCATTTTGTTTCTCCTGAATTTGTCTTTTACGCCAGCCGCTCATGATCCAAACCGTGCGATCAACGCCGCATCGGCAAATGCTTGGCCTGCACCCTTCTTGTCCAGTTCACGCCAGTGCGGCCACAACTGCAACGCCTTTGACCTTGCCTCGTCCTTGTCTTTGCCGTTGACTCCTGCGGCCTTCTTCCACGACTGAGGGGTGACGTTGGTCACAGGTATTTCAAGGGCTCCCAGCACGCCCATGACGCTACCAACAGCATGGCCGAAGGTAAACATGGACGCTACGCCTTGGCCGGGACGGGCACCCACCTGCTCCATTACCGCTTTGTCAATGTGAAGGAATCGAATGAGGGATGCCAAAGCGGCAGTGTTGACTCGGTTGTTCTTTCCAACCATGTAGATAGGCATGCGTTCCCACTCAATGGGCATGCCGTCTTCCAATAAGACGTATGCGCCTGACAGGCCCGGATCAATTCCTAAAACTCTCATTTGTTTTTCTCCAAAAGAACATTGTTTGCGTAAACCATTCCCGCAATAAAGTATTTGTGATCGAACATTGGGTCTTCGCCGTCAGGCATATCTTTTTCTTCAATCCCTACCCATGTGCGTTGTGGCGGCGGGGATGTGTAGACAGCATTCCAACCGTAAAGTTTTGCTTCTGCTTCTGTAGACTCACTTAAATGTATAAACCTGCGTGCTTGAGTCATCCACGCCACTGGCTCCTGCTTTGGCTGTGGTCGTGCTACGGGTCGGCGAGTTACAACACCATTTACAACTCCCAATTCCCACGCCACAGGCTCTTGCTCTGTGCGCTGTGGTGGGTGGGTGGCTTTAAATTTACGCACACAAGCGTTCCATCCATCTGCGTATGCGTAGGCTGAATCGTTATCTGCTAATGCTTCCATCTCTACTACAGGCTCTTGCTCTTGCTGTGCTAAAACTTTGGCGGCTACCAGTTTGGCAAATTTATAAATGTCTTTATCAACACAAACAAACAACTCACTTTCTTCATCACTTAGCTTTCCATGTGAAACAAATTCAGCTTCTATTGCCATCTCAATGATTTCATCTTGTGTCATGACTTGCCTTTCAATATAAATTTTGGACAGCGTTGCAAAATAAATCGTGTTGGTGTCTGTGGTTTGCCAAACTTGTCTAGCATCTTGATGCACTTGTGGTCAACGTAGTTCTTGCACTCAAAGCAAAGTCTGCGGTCATCACCAATGTCAATTTCTCGCTCCCACAATTTGTCGGCCAAGTTCCATGCATCGTCCGGGCTAAGTCCCTGCTCTTCAAATGCGTTGCGACGACGTGTGTGTTTAGCGACTGCAATATCTGTTTCTTCTGCGGTCATGCTGACACCTTTGACATCATTTCTTGAGTGCGTTTCTCGGTGGCTCTGTGTGCGGCAATCATGGTGCGTGCAGGTAAGTTCTCTAGCACCATCTCGTAGTCTTCCAATACGCCACGCAGGGTGACCATGTCAGGGCCATTTAAGCGCAATGACATACCTTTTTGCAAGTGCCTCATGCCTGCATTTGCTAGTGCGGTAGTTGCGTCTCCAATGGCATCTTGCTCGTCAGCAACAAGACCCATCTCCAGCAATGTCTGCATCATGTTCACTGCATCAAAAACAACTTCCCAGTCTTTGAGGGTGACATTGGGGGATCGCTCAATGTTTGCAAGACCAGCTTTCATGATGCCAAGTTGACGGTCTCGCTTTTGTTTTGGCAATGGCTCTGTTGGGCTTGCCATCAGTACATCCCAGTGGCTGTAGCTGAACTTCGGTTTCATGTTTTCTCCTGTTATCCCACAACGGTGTGGTGCCTAGATTCTAACACAAAGTTAGACTTCTGAAATGGTGATTGTGGAGTCTGCTCTGTTGATATGCATAGTTCCTGTGGTCACAAAATTCCAGTCGTGGTCGTTGGGGTCTGCCTCAGTATGTGAGTGGGTTAACAACCAAACATTTTTGCAAATCCATTCTTTGCCAGTCTCATCAAACACACGCCACTTGTGATCAATGGTGCCTCTACCAAGTTGCCCGGCAGACTTGTTGTATCTGATCCTGTACTTCATATCACCTCCACCTTGGGTTCTTCCACTTCTGGTGCCACTGCCACCGATAGGTTCATGTGAACGAACTTCATGGGCTCTTGGCTCATGTTCTTAGTCAAAGAATGGGGAAACCATGCATTGGCAAATATCAGGGTTCCTGCCTCGGGTGTAAACACAATCTGATGCGATCCCATGGTGATCTTGGTGTTATCTTTTTCAGGCAAATTGGTGATTACTTTGGCCGATCTTGGATCGTGCAATACCAACTTGCATGAGCCCTTGGGTGCGTCGATGAAATAAAACGCACTGATCTGCGATCCATGTCCATGAATGTGAGTTTCCATCGAAGACAGGTGGCCGTGCTCTTGCGTCCACATTTCAGTGAAAAACGTTGCCAACCTATCCATGTTGTAACCCTGCGACTCAAGAATGTTCCACGCCGTTTGTGAAACATACCGCGAGAATTCTTCCAACTCTGGTTCATGAGCGTAGGTGCCAGTCATAAGCATGACTGAGTTTTTTTTACATTCACGCGAATTGTCCTCATACCGCAAAGACACAGTGCGAACTGCCTCCAAAAACTCAGGTTTTTTCACCACGTAAATTGGGCTGGCAAAATAGTGCGCTTCTTCAAGTTTGTCCATTCGTTTCTCCAAATAAATTCACGTCAGTCTAACATGGGGTTTGATTCTTCAATTAAAAAAAACGGAGCCGACCCCCTTATTGACTCCTTATCAATCCTTTCACCCAAAGACCCCCCTACCCCAACCGGAGTAGAGAGGGAAGGTGCTTCACCCCACTTGCGTGGATCATCATGTGAACGGTTTTACGTTCTACCCCTCGGCTTGATGATTCGACCAGCCGACTGGATTATTCGGGAACTGCCCCCTAGACCAAAGTCATACCAGCTACGCTTTCCTTCCGCGCCACCACGATTGAGGTGCTTACTTTCGTGCGGAGTACGGCAGGGCAGTGGAAAACAAAAAAGCCGTTAAGACAGACCCCGGTGGAATGACATCGGCGCTTTTGGCACCGACGCAACCCCATATGGGGTCGGAGTCTGACTTAACGGCTTTACTTGCATAGCATTCCACTGCCTTGCAACTTGGTTTTAATTCTATCAACACGTCTCTAGACGTGTCAACACCTCTTTTTTTAACCCCATAATTTTGGCAACAACTGCAAACAGGCTTTCCCTTTGATGCAGGTCATTGGCATCGTATCCCACGGTGTCGGCCATCGTCCAAGGTAAACCTGTACTTATTGCCGATTTTTCCCCAGTCTTGGATTCATCGTTGTCGGCAAAAACATACACCCTGCCGGGCACTTGATCGGCCACCTGCACCATGTTGCTGGCGCTGAAGCAGATCACCACCGCCGCAGGTATACCAACGCTCTTCAAGGCGTGTTTTAAGGACAACCCTGTGGCTACCCCTTCCACCAACCAACTCTCGCCTGCATCGCGGTTTCCCAGCGTCAGGACGGCGTTCTTTGCCCTCATGCCATGAAGCATCTTCTTTTCGTACTTGCGAGTGTCAACGTCCCATCTGATCGACTGGTAGCCCTGCAATTTGTTGGTCACCACATTCCGCATCGGGATCAGCAGTTTGTCTTCTAGCACCAGCCCACGGGCTTCCTTGAATCCCTTAATCTCAAGGTAGGGGTGGTAGTCCTGTTTGGCCGACCGCAGAGTGATGTCAGCCTGCAAGGCGGCGTACTCGTACTTCTTGTCCTGCTCGCTGGCCGCTGTGGATCGTTTAGCCGCCCATGCACGCTTTTCTTCGTCAGTCCATGGTTTGGCATGCGGGTCTTCGTACCAGATCACTCTGGCCTCTCCTGACCAGTCCATGACCCATCCACGCTGGCCGTCCCAGAAGTAGGCACCGTTGCCAGACTTTGGTCTCTCAGTGGTGCCGCATCGCTTGATCTTGTCGGACGCATACAAACGGGTGTGGTCAATCTCAACACCGTGGGCTCGGGCAAAGTCAACGAAACGCATAAGCCCCCCTTGCACCGCACAGGCGCTCATACTTGGCACCGCGCTTGAGGCGCTTGCACACATCGGCCTTACTTTTGGCTTTGGCCTTCTGTTGGAGTTGTGCTGAAGTCAGGGGCTCTGGTGGGGCGTTGTACTGATACACAGAAAACCCAACAGCCACGGCCACGCAAACCAAATATTCTTTAATCATTTGCCAGCCCCTTTCTTCCATGCCATGTTCAGTTGAGTGATCTTGTTGATCACGTTGCGACCAATGTCAACTATAGGTGCGGTGGTGAACTTCCACATCGGGTCTTGCCCGGTCATCTTGTTGTACAGGTGGTAGGCGCGGCCCTGTTGGTTCTCAGGCTTGCTGTGAATGCGTGCGTAGTTGACGACTTGGTGCCACAGGTGTTCGGCGTTGTCGGCCAGTTTCTTTTTGTTCTTGCCTTCACCAATAAAGATTTCCTTCATGTGGCCGGGCAGTGCTTCGCTGATCTGCGTGCTGATCTTCTCGTGGCCGCATGCCATGCACCGCTTGTGGAACGGCTTGTAGCCACAGCGTGGGCAACCCTTGGACTCAAACTCTTCCTGTTTGCGGATGGCCTTGTCCAGCTTCTCGCCGTCGTCCAGCTTTGCCAGACCGTTGAAGTAGATGTCGTTGAAGTCCTCAAAGAATCGCACAATGTTGCCGCTGAAGTCCAGTAGGTAGCAGTCCTTCTTGCCAGTCTCAGTGGATGAGCGCAGGCCACGACCCCACATCTGGATCGCGGTAGACAGCGACTTACGCAAAGGCCGGGCATCACAGATACAACCCACGTCAGGCACGTCAAAACCTTTTGCAAGAGCCTCTACGCTGATTAGAACCCGCAGGTGGCTGTCGGGCTTCCTGTACTCCTTCAGGAGGTCTTCCCGCTCCTTGGCGGTGGTGTCCGAGGTGAACACAGCGGCCATCACGCCGCTTGTAATAAATTGCCGGGCTAATTCTTCACAATGCTTGATGGTCGCGCCAAACACGATGGTCTTGCGGTTCTCACCAAACCTGTGCCAGTCAGCGACTACATCACCAATAATTGCCATGCCACGCTCTTCAGCGGCCTTGTCTGTCCACTCGCCGCCTGCGGTGGCCGCGCCAGTCATGTCGGGCTTGTGGCAGGAGAAAATTCGCATAGGCACCAGCACGCCGTTTTGCGTGAGGTCGTACATGGTGGTGGCATTGATCAGGTTGGTGAATATCTTGCCCAAACCCACAGTAAAGGGTGTGGCCGACAAACCAATCACAGCGGCACCAGTGCTCTGTGCAAATTCAGTCCACGCCTTGTAGGCAGTGTGAGCTTCGTCAACCACCAGAACGTCCATCTGAGGCCAGAACTCACGCTTGGCAATTGTCTGAACGGACGCGATCTGCAACAGTTCATCAGGCTTGCGTCTCCAATGATTAGCTTGAATGATTCCGTGGTTGTGCAGGCCGTAGTTGTCGGCCACCGTAGATGTTTGGTTGATCAGCGTGGTGCGGTCGCACAGGAAAACTGCACGCTTACCGCGCTGGATTGCTTCGTTGCAAATCCTCAATCCGAGGTAGGTCTTACCCGCCCCGGTGGGAGCCATGATGAGTTGGTTTTTATGCCCATCACGGAACCCTTGTCTCAACTCGTTGTGAGCATCGATTTGAAACTGTCGGGGGGTTGGGAACTTTGATCCATCATCACGCTCACTTAGCGCTAGGGAGTTGGTCATTTTTTGCCTTTCAGCTTATCGTTTTCTTTTTGAAGTTTCTTGCAAAGTTTTACTGCCTCGTTGCGCTCATTCATCAGCCCGTGTAGACGCACGTCAAGTTGGGCATTCAAGTGGTTCAGGCGCTTAATTTCGGCGTGTGCTGTTGCCAGTGCGTCGTCGGATTCCAACAGCTTGTACATGGCATCTTGGTCAGCCTGTAAAGCCAACTCATTTGCCTTCAGTTCAGCTTCGTCCGGGCCTTCGCCAGCAGATGGGGCTGGTTCAGAATGCGTAGTCAGACTACTATTTTCAACTTCCTCAACAATTTGCTTGGCCTTCTCAACGATGTGCTTTTTCTTAGACTCAGCCTGCTTTTTCTTGGTCTCCGGGTTACGGATGGCACCAATAAATGACCGGGAGACGGCGCAAATATTGGCAAGCTCGTAGTCGGTTTTGTCTTTGGTCAACTGATGAGCCAAAGCCGCTTCGACCACCTTACGCTTGTCCTCGTTTGTGCGTGGCTTGCCGTGCGTGCCATTGACACCAAAGGACATGACCTGCGCTTCAAGTTGAGTGCCGGGTTTGTAGTTGATTTCCACTTGCTTGATGCCCAGCAACTTGTAGGCGTGATAGCGGTGGAAGCCATCTACCAGCCAATGTGTTGCGCCATCAAACACCGTGAGCAAAGCAGGGAACACGTCTCCTTCTTTCATGCACTCAACGTAGTGATAGACAAGTTGTTGATCGATTAACTCACGGCCTTGGGTGCCGCCGTCGATCCTAATATCGTTCAGGTTTACTTTTTTCATTCATGTCTCCATTAAATACCCAACATCGGGTCAGTCAAACAAATCAGGGCGCAGTTCTTTTGCTGTTACGAGACCTTGTGTGGCCTTCTCAATTTTTCTTGCCAAAACAAACGAGGGACGGCGTGCTTTTCGGATCAATAGTCCCAGCCATGTCTGGGTGATTCCGAGGTAGTCAGCCATCTCTTTTTTTGATCCGTATGGTTCGTCTTTGAAATACTGCTTCAGGTTCATACAACTCCTTTCTGTGAAATATCTTAGCACAAATCTAATTTCGTGTTATAGTCTTCCCACGGTCACGATGACCGGGTTGATGTCCAAGGGGACGTTTTACAAAGGATAAATCATGAGTTTTGTAGTAGAAGATAAGGGCGGCGACTTTGAGCGTTGCCCACAAGGAATGCACCTTGCACGGTGCTACCGAATCATTGATCTAGGCACCCAGAAGTCTGAGTACATGGGTCAGGTCAAGTATTTGCACAAGGTCATGTTGGGCTGGGAAATCCACGGCATGAACGACGATGGTACTGCCATCAAAATGAAGGATAACCGACCATTTGCCATTTTCAAAAACTACACCTTGTCTTGGTCTGAAAAAGCCAACTTGCGTCTTGACCTTCAGTCATGGCGCGGCAAAGCTTTCACGCAGGAAGAGATGCGGAAGTTTGACCTGAAGAACGTGTTGGGTGCCTTCTGCATGCTGAACGTTATTGAGCGACCGGGACAAGACGGCAAGACATACACCAACGTCAATGGCGTGACTCCAGTGCCAGCAATGATCAAGCAAAACGGTCTGCCTGTGCCAGTTAACACCAACGAGATGTTCAACCTTCAAGAGCCTGACTGGGTCATGTTTGAGCAGTTCAGCGACAACCTCAAAAAGAAGATCATCTCTTCACCTGAGTATGAAAAAGCCAAGGGTGGCGCAAAGCCAGCACAGCAGGCACCTGCGGCCAGCATGGCTGATGATGATCTTGACGATATTCCTTTTTGATCGGAGACCAACATGTCTAATTTTTTTGATTGGATAAGCGACTACGTCCCCTTGGGGCTCATGCTCACTATTTGGGTGGTTGTAGCCCCCTTTCGTGTGATGGTGATGTTGCTTTTGCCTTACGGGGCAAAGAAGTCTTACCACCGCCTCAACCCCGTGTATGAGTTCTTCGCGTTTGAGGAGAGATTATGAAATTGATCGCATTACTTTTTGTGGCTTTGGTCGGTTGCTCGTCTACCCCGCCTGCTCCCTCCAAGCCAGCGCCTGTTGTCATTCATGAGCAAACGTATCCCAATCAAAAATTGGTTGTGGATTCAGAGGTGTCTGAGATGAGTCGTCAAGACATCATCAGCGCCATTCATGAGTGCCAAGAAAACGACTTGCGACCTATCCCGGTCAAGTCCAAGAAAAGAGTTGAAGGACGCATCACCGATGCCATCATCAACGTAATCTGCGGCCCTCAGAAAGCAAAATAAGGAGACATCATGCATGATTTGCACAGAATAGGCTTAGAACGAGCCATTGCTTTTTTAACGTCAATTGAATGTCAATTTAAAGTGATTGACGGCAACGGTAATGTTTATACAAATATTTCTGAAAATGAAGTTAGAAAACGCAGGCCAAGCATTTACCCGCGTGGCCTGTTGAGCGCCCATGTCAAAAAACATCTTTTTCCAATTAAGGTGGGACAAGTGGTCGTTATTCCTTCCGGCGATTTTGATTTGGATTCAGTCGGTAAAACAGCAACAAGCATCATGAGTCATGCTTATGGCAACGGCTCTTATGCCAGCCATAAAGCAGAGGGTGGCATTGAAATTTTGAGAACACATTAAGGAGCACACATGTCAACAATCATTGCCCGGTCGGCTGAGTCAGTCCACTGGTACAAACAAGACGGAGGCCCACAGTACACCGTGAAGGCCAAAGACGGCTCAGACCGCCCTACGACCCTCAGGGACGCACGCAAGATGGACTTGGTACCTTCGGTCACCACCATCATGAAAGTCGCCGCAAAGCCCGGTTTGGAGCAGTGGAAGCTGGAGCAAATGCTTCTGGCTTCTATGACCCTCACCCAGTTGCCCGGCGAAACAGAGCAGGCGTACATCGCACGCATCGTTGCCGACTCCAAAGAGACGGGGAAACAGGCCGCAGAGAAGGGCACACGCATCCATGAATCTATTGAGTCATGGTTTGAAGGCAACAAGGATGTGGTTCACAAAGACATTGCCTTGGCGTTTGAAGAATCTATCTTCACCCACTTTGGCACCCACCCGTTCCAGCCTTGGCTGACAGAGCGGTCGTTCTCCAGCCCCTTAGGGTTTGGCGGCAAAGTGGACTTGTACTGCGTGGCCGATCAGTATGCGCCCTTGGGCATTGTGCTGGATGCCAAGTCAAAGGACTTTGGGCCTGACGACAAGGTCGATGCCTACGACGAACACCTGATGCAGTTGGCGGCATACCGCTATGGCCTCGGTGTGCCTCATGCACGCTGTGCAAACGTGTTTGTGTCTCGCACTCACTCCGGCCTTGTTAAGGTCGTTGAGTGGCCTGAGGACGAACTGGTGAAGGGCTGGGAGATGTTCCAAGCATTGCTTCGCTTTTGGAAATTAAAAAATAACTTTGGAGTTTGAAATGGCAGAACGTATTTATGTAGTTGGTGGCCCCACAGGTATCCACCTCATCAGTTCATCCACCAAGCAAGGTGCAATTGCTTATGTGGCTCACAACGTCTACAAAGCCACTGTAGCCACCCAGAATGATCTGGTTGAACTGTTGGGCAAAGGCGTGAAGGTCGAGCACGCCAAAGCGCAAAACATGGAGTTGGACTTGGAGGCAACTAAATGAACGAAGTCAAAGACCCGTGGGTTCACCGTTCAGAGGGAATGCGTTGCAAAACTTGTATTTGGTTTGTCCCAAAAATAACCATTGAGGCTGGAACAATTGACACGCCAAACCCTGTCTACAACATAGGCCGTTGCCGTCGTCATGCCCCAACTATGGGTGGCTATCCCGTAGTTTTTGTGAACGACTGGTGCGGCGATCATCGATTAGACGAGAACAAAGTATGAGCCTCAAAAAAGACGACGTGATACAAGCTTTCTTTGCCGCTGGCCTTGAAGGTGACTACAACTTCCTTGAAGACGATCTCATGAAGCTTGCAACGGCCTTTGCGGCCTTGCGAAACGAAGAGATCAACGAGAGGGTGTTCCGTACAGCCAAGCTTGAACGCTCACGCTGTGTGGATTTTGTGCGAAGCCTTAACCCGGAGGTTGCACGAGCCCTTGAAGATAAGAAGTGGTCTCTGTAAAAAAAGCCCCCTCGTCGGGGGGCTTCAGAGGGGGCGTAAAAGGGGCAACTGCAATGCCCTCATATTGGCGAGACAACCAACATGATCTTCAATGTTAATTTTTTAAGTAGTAGTCCAAAAAACTTGATTCTTTTGGAAGTTTTTTAGGTTGCACGTAGTTGGGTTGCATTTGTGGGATTGCAGGCTCCAAGGAATCTGCCCCGCTATAAACGGTGGGGTTGATGTCAGACATTGACATTCCACGAGCCAACTCTTCTCTGTTTTTAATTGCATAAGGCAATGTGGCTAAAGCGCCAGCCACGCCCATTTTTGGGCCACCAAATGTTTGGGCAAGACTTCCACCAAGGCGTGACCAATCTTCCCAAGTAATCGGTTCATTTTTCTTAAACTTTTGGTAGATGTCATATCCACTCAACCCGGCTTGAGCACCACCAATTCCACCCATGGCTGTTTTGCCAAGACCAGAACGGAAGCCTCTTGATTTTGCAAGATCAGATTCCCTGTTAATGGTTTGCTGAGACAAGCCAGCCTTGTTCAATTCAGATTGACGTTGTAGTTCCAACTTCTTGCGCTGTTGTTCAGCTTGAGCTTTGGCCTGCTCTTGAGCAATCTCTGTAGCAACACTTGTTGGAACTTGAATGCCACTCTTCAATGGAACAACTTGACCAGCCTGCACAACTGGATCAGGCGCATAGGGATTGATTCTGGAAACAGTGCGTTCAATTTCGGCTTGATGGCGTGCCCGGCGCTGTTGTTCGCCCTGATAGCCATAGCCTCGTTGTGCGCCACTGGTGCCCATGGTTGGGCCTTCGCCACCTTGCAAAATGCGTTGCACTTGATCTGGTGTGAAGTCGGTTATTTTTGCGGTTGGGTCTTGCGTAATATTTCTGAGTTGCTCTTCAATCTTGTTGACAAGCGAATGCCTCTCTTTCATGTCGCCAACGGCCTCATTCATTACACGAATATTTTCTTCACTGGGCTTTGGAGAAAAAATATTGGTGCCTTGAGGACTGGGTTTGAGGCCGGATTCAAAATCTCGACCAGTAAGGCGAGCCAAAACACCTGCCGTTGCACCACTTGCGGCGGCTATCTGATTGTTGGATACTGCCTGATTATCAGTTTTACCCTTCGCTTCTTTTTCGTGCTTCTCCAAAGCATCCATCACGTCGTCAATTGAAGTGTCAGAACTGGCGGCAGGCTTATTTTCTTGTGGAGCGGCTTTTTCTTCTTCAGGTGGGGGCGCAGGAGGACGAGCCTTTCCTTTTTTTACCGTAGGCTCGGTAGACTTTTCTTCAGAGTCAATACCCTCTTCCTTTAATCTAGCCTTAATTGCGGCTTGGATTTCAGCATCTGTCATGGTCTTTGACCTTTCAAGCGTTTTTGGTATTTCATGTTTTTATCTTTCAAGATTCCCTCGTAAACACCATTTTCAATTTTGATGTCAGGGTCTTGTTTATAAATATCAAAATGAGGCGACAAGCTTCCAGCCTCAGTCACTTTTGGCAACCTATCAACAATAATATCGTGAACTCGTTTAGCATGTTTTAATTGTTCTTTGTTTAAATCAATTTGATGTGCAATTGCTTTAGAGTTTTTATCGATGTGCATTTCTTGGAGAAGTAGTTTTTCAAACTTACCTTCACCAGCTTTGGACGGATCAATACCCCTTGCCAACAATCCATAGTAGGCGCTGGTTGCAAGGTTGTTGATCAAAGTGTCTCGATATGCTTGCTCATCTCGGCTAAGGTTTGCATCCAACCCAGCAGATATTGGAATGCCAATATTTATCCCATAACCGTTCCAGTTGACAGAAAGACCTCTCTCCAGCATGGCCGCAAGACCACCCGCTTGACGAATCAAGTTTGTTACTTTGGTAAAGGTGGCCGCATCAGTTTTAATGGCATCTTGAATTGCATCATTTGCAGAGATCGCAATAGAATAAACCGCAGGATCGCTGACCTGTTGCAATGCTAGGAATTGGCGTTGAGGTTCAGCATTGGCTGATTCTGCTGTTGCCAACACTCTGGCGTTTCTTGCTTTTTCCACCTCGGTCATTGCCTGTGGGTGGGGCAATACAAACGATGGCTTGTATTTGAACTCTGGCCTGCCGTTTGGTTCTGCAACAGTTACTACGGGAGTTGATTCCAAAACAGGTTGTGCGCTTGCGGAAGGTGCGCTTGCAGACGGCGTATTGGTTGACGTTCCGGGTGTATTAATCAATCTGTCTGCCGCAGTACCTGATGTGTCACCGGGATAAACAGGTGGTCTTTCAGCCTGACGAGCTTGAATACCAGCCAATCCGGCTCTGTATTGCTCTTCAGTGATCATTCCAGACCTGCGTTGAGCATCAAGCAAAGCCATTTCTTGCTGTTGCTGTTGAACCAGCATTTGGTTTTGAGCCGTTCTGTTAGACATCAAAGTGTTCTGCTGTGTGCGTGCTTCTTTGACTGCGCTGGCAACTTCAGAACTTGGGTCAAGGGAAATGATGCGAGTTGCTGTTGTCTCATCCATCGGCACACCCTTTCTCTTCCATTCTTGGAACAGAGTGTTTTGAGTTTTTTTCTGGCCTAACAAAATGTTGCCTCGCTCTATTTCAGCTTTCATTTGAGCGATGGGTAATTTTTGGGCTCGTTCTTGTTCTACGTTTTCACCCAAAGCCTCAGCGGCACTGCCAAAAGACGCAAGGAAGCCGCCTAATTGAGGCTTGGCAAACCCTGCGGCTATTTTAAAATAATTGGGCTGTTCGTAACGTTTTTCAAGCGCTTGAACACCCTCTTGCAAAATGCCTTGATATTTCTCTAATTTGTCCTCAGGCAGTTCTGCTGGGTTGATCTTTCCAAGGCCACCAGTAAAGCTGTAATCTTGTGTTTTTTGTTGATTTGTATCAGCCATGGTTTAACCTTTCTTTTGTGGCAAAGCGCCACGGTAGGCAGTTGAAGCACAGCCTGTGTAGCCACGAGCCTTTGATTTAATCAGGCCACCGCGAGCGGCAAATGCGCTACCGCCATAGCAACAGCAATAATCAAAATATCCCGGATCAACAGTTGAGTCATCAAAAGTTGAATCACCAAAACTTGAGTCGTCAGTTGGGTCTTGCGTCCAACCTCCGGTGTTGTCGTTTATCAATGAACCCGTACCGTTGCCGCCTGATTCGTCGTATGTGGGGTCGTGGTATCCAGAGTCGCCTGCACTTGTTCCTGAGCCAGAGCTTGAGCCGGAGCTTGAGCCTGACCCAAATATATTTCCAAGGCTGGTAAATCCTTTATCCACAATTCCCTTAAATCCGGGAATTTTTTCGTACAGTCCCAATCCACCTGCTCCTGCGGCGGCAATGCTTGACAGTGGTGACATGCACAAAGTTGTTTTGGTGCCCACTGGGATGCTGTAGCCCTGCAACAGACTACCCAATGAGGCCAGCTTGGTCAATGGGTAGTTTTCTTCGTTTTGACCAATGGTCTGCTGTTGACCACCAAGGGTGGACAGAGCATTGATACAGGCCAAGTTCAGGCCAGCACCAGTCTGTGCCAAGTTACCTATGTTTGTGCCTGCTGTATTTAGCAACTGACCCTCGTTTGCCGCCGCTTGTGCCGCAGTCTGGCCTGCGGTGAGGTTGCCAATATTTTGAGCGTTTTGGGCGGTTGATGTGGTGTTTGCAAGGTTGCCCAAAGCAGTTTGCTTGGCAGTGGCCGCTTGGAGCGCCTGTGCATAACCTTGGTTTTGCATGTTGGCAATCTGGGTGTTTAGGTCTTGCTGTGCCTGTGCATTGACTTGACCCAGCACTTGGGCACCACGCTGTGAACCAAACTGTCCCGAGCCAACTGCCGCCGCTGTGGCCGCAGGAGACAAGTTGTTGCGAATATTGCGTTGAGCAATGTCTGACATACCCTGTACAGCCGTTTGGATGTACGGGCTCATGTACTGAGATGCCAAGCATGAAAGGTTCAGGTTGGCGGTTTGGCAGATGAGCGGTCTGGCCGCGCACAAGGGGCTGGCATTGGTGCCTGCTTGCAAGTAGGGTGCGGCGGCACCAGTCACGTCCTGACCTGCCGCTTGGCCTATGTAGTTCTTACCTGTGGCAATGCTGGGTTGTTGCGCCCCAAAGTTTTGACAGACCGCCTCAAAGGCTTTTGTCTGCAATGGCTGGGCACCTACGTAATCTGCTTGCCCGGCGGCGGCTTGGCCTTGAGTGGCAAGGTTGCTAAGGTAGTTCGTGTAATAACTAGGAGCCGTCGTTTCTTTGTTTTGTGACGATTGAAGTAAATTTGCCATTTTTAACCTTTCGCTCCATTGATGTAGTCAAGTGGAGATTTTGCCTTTGGGGGAATTTTACTTGTGGGCGCTGATCTTTTGTGTGCCCTGAGTTTCTCACGAAGGCCGTCCAAAATCTTTGCACCCGCCTTGTTGTTACCGCCACCCAGAGCGGTCACAAATCCTTCTGGAAACACATACTCGCCGTCTGCAATCTTTGCAGGTACAGGTTTGCCGCCACCAGTCTCTTTGTGAGGAACTTGGCTACGGAAACCCTCAAGAACCTCTCTGCCAGCCTTGCTGGAACCGTCTCCCAACGCCGCCACCACATCAGCGTCCATCACGTAGTCGCCGTCATGGAGCATGGCCGAAATGTCGTCTGATTGACCCGTACCACCACCGCAGGCATAAAAGCCAGTCAACCCAGTCACAAACTCTGTGTTGTGGCCTTCAGGTGCGGCTTCTCTGTACTTGCTTGGCAAACCACCTTTAGCCAAACCACCCATATTACCCATTGGGGATATGTATTGCTGGAGATGACGAAGTTCTTTGGGAGACAATGCCGCACGACGTGAAGATGCAGTCGATGTCAATAGGTTCGCGGCGCAATCAGCAAATTTAGGCATGTACTTTGGATCATTATTCAAGCAGAAACAAGTTGTTGTTCCACCCGAAGCAAATCCACTTGGACTTGCAAAGTTTCCAGAAATTTGATTTTCACTTCCATCAATGTCCAAGGGTTTCAAAATGTCAGCAGAATAATTTCTGCCAAGCAAAGCCGCTTCTCTTTTTTTCTTTTCTAGCTCTTCTTCTGTCAAAGTAGTTTTGGTCAAGGCGTTTGGATCAAGCTTGTTCACCAGCATTTCTGCATCTGTGTTCAACCATGGGCTCATCACATTTGACAGGGATGAGTAGTCACCAGCACCGCTTGGTTGGCCTCTTGATCCTCTTGATTTGCTTGAGCCTTGCTTGAGAAATGCGCTGGCATTGATGTTGGGCACATCGATGTTGTAGGCGCATGAAGGCGTAGGAATGATTGGCTGACCAGTCACGTTAGGGTTGTTGATGAAAGAGCCGGGGTCACCCAACGCAGGCATAGCGCTTTGATCGATAAACCCTGCGCCACTCACAGTGCCCAAGGCACCTGTAGAGTAATCAGGATTGTTGATGAATGAATTAGGGTCACCCAAAGGAGCGGAAGCATCAATTGAAAGCCCAGAGGCACCACCCATTTTGCTCATACCCGGCGCTTGACCCATGATGCTGTCCATGGTTAACCCGGTGTAAGCGCCAGCAGGATTCAAGCCTTGATAACTTGTGGGGATGTTGCTCTTGTCACCAGTCAGTGAGTAGTCGGCAGGCTTCACATCCCAACTTGATTTGTCAAGAGGCTCAAACTCATCAGTACCCTCTGGTGATTCATATGAAATATTAAAATCATCTTCATTCATTGATGGCGTGTTTAACTCTGTAGCCGCCGCATCAGTGAGTACATTGAACCCGGTATTCAGACCGCTCATCAAAGCGGCTTGTTTAATATCTCCACCACGCAATCCTGCGGCGGTTGCTCCAGCGGCGGCGCTACCAAGGGTTGCTGAAAGGCCAGCGTTGACTCCTTGATTTGCAAGCGATGACGTAACAGATGATCCTACGGCAGAGCCAGCTTGCCCAGTGACGTATGAAATTCCTGTATTTATTAAAGCATTTTCAAATGACTGCCCGTTAGCCACATTGCTTGCAAAATTTACGGCTGGCATGAGATACGGCGCATAAACGGCGGTGGCAATCTTGGCCGCTGTACCAATTGGGTCTTTGCCTGCCGCTGTGATTGTGTTGTCTACAACCTCAACAACTGGCTGAAGGATTTCTTTATCTACTGCTTGCAAAATATCGTCAGCACCATCAAAAACGGCACCTACAGCATCTCCAGCAAAATCGCCAGCATCTTCGACAAATTCAACCACTGCTCCCATATTAAGCTCCTAAATTCAGGACAATTTGCGTCTTGCCAGACTTTGTTTTAAACGCTTGGTAACCCATACCGGGCAACGGTGGACGCATTGAAATAATCTTGAACAATTGAGACAACTGCGGATCATCAAATTCAGTGACAAGAACTTTCAAATTTAAAACACGACGAGCCCAAACAACAAACTGTTTGCTGTTCTCAACAAAATTGGGTGGTATGTCCACGTTAAAAGCTTTAAAAAATCCTTTACCTTCTGTTCCTGTGTGGACTTCAAACAGCGTGTTTCCAATTTGTTGTGTCTTGCAATTTGGTTGGCTCAACTCGGCCAAAATGGCAGGCATCACAACATTGTCAGGCTGAGGCTGAGGGTTGTTCTTTAGGAAAATGCCAAGAATTTGACCTGAATCCAGTTCTTTCTCTTTTGAATCTACATACATGTCATAACTCCGTTGTCATTATTGCCGCTGAATACACGTTGCCCATACCAGCCGCCAACGACAGAATGGCACCCTTAGGTGCATCAACGTTATGCGACAAAAACACGTCATCTTCTTGAGTTCTATTCGGAATGCCGGGCACAAACCCGCTGTTCATATTGTCGATCAGTAAGCATGTTTCTAGCAACCCGCTCACGCCCATGGTGTGGCCGATCACCTGTTTGTAGGATGTGGCGACAAAATCAGTGAAGACCGACTCAATGGCGTTTCTCTCTGCCTTGTTGTTTGACTTGGTGCCAGTCCCATGGGTTTTGATCACGGCCACGCAGTCTGGAGTCAGCTTTGCCATCTCCAGAGCGCCCTTGGCGGCCCGGATAAAGCCTTCACCACTCTCAGCCTGCCCAATGGCGTTTGCGTGGGCTTCTGAGGCCGTGTAGGCACCTAAAAGCCGCCCCTTAGGAATGATTCCACGACGTATCACCGTCTTCTCGTCCTCAAACACCGCCAAACAGGCTCCTTGGCCTACGTGGAAGCCACCGTTGACACCGTCAAAGGCCGAGGGCTTGACACCCTCTTTTTCGTCCTTCCACGCCAACGAGGCTTGCGCTTCGCCAAAAAAGTTCAGGGTAAGGTTGCTGACCTGATCCTCGACGGCCAACACCACCACCCGGTTGAACCCATAGAACCGCATCAGGGTCTGCACGTCCATGAGCACCTTCATGCTGGATGCACAGGCGCTGGAGTCGGTCACAATGTGGTCGGATGCGCCAAAAGCTTGGGCTGTACGGCCTGCATACACCTGAGTCAGCGTCAGTGGCAGGAACTTGTACTCATAGATCAGCGAGTTGGGCTCAGACTTAATTGGGTTGATCCCAGCAAAGTGAGCATTGCCAGAAGCAAGAATGAACGCTGTTTTGGCATCTGTGTCTTCCCTGAGCGCCGTTGCCAATTCTTTGTCCAGTACCTTGTCGGCCACTCGGTGGGGCACGTAGAACAGGCCAGTCTTGATCCTGTCGTAGGTTTCAGGGAACCAGTTGACAACCTGAGGGTACTTAATGTCCTCAAGCAGTTTTGTCTCGGTGGTGGATGCCAGTCGGTAGTCGCTGAGATAAATCATTTGATCATCTCCATGGCGGCTTCAATGGACTCGCACTCTTGCTTCTTGTTTGCTTGGATGAAGTCAAACAATTCCTGAGGAGTGGTTGGGTGGTAATCGGTTGCGACAACGTCGTCAATGTCGTAAATGATTGCAAAGTACATCACGATCATCAAGCCATCCAAAGAGTCAATCTCCGTCTCTGTGAATGGCTCCTCCATGCTTTGCAATGGAGTCAGGTCTTGGTGAGATGGTTTGGTAAACCGCGCCACCTTGTTGAGTAAATCAAGAAAGTTCATATTTCCCCCACTGTCACACTTAAAATGCCGCACACTTGTTCGGCCCATTGCTCCCAGTGCTCAAAGCTTCGATGGTCAGGTATCCCAGATTCAGAGAAGTACCCAATGCCACTCAAGCCATCAACCCACTGTCGCCAGTTTTCTTCTTCTACATACCCCAACTGGTTAGGGGCAAACAACTCAGCCATCAGTTTGCAGTACTGATCCCAAGTCATCCCTCTCGGGTCGTAGGCAATCATTATGGATTACCTGTTCCGCGCACATCGCCTGTATCCAAATTCAACAATGTTCGACCCATGAAGTAGTCGCCATTTTGTGTGTTGCTTCGGAACTTCAGGCGCATCTCGCGTCTTTGCTCTTTCATGTCGATTTTAAGCGTATCCACAGCAAATACGTATGGTTCGGAGGGATCGTCAACGTCGTCAGCGTAGGATTTACCTGTCACCACCACTTCCATGTCGCCTACCTGCACAAAGTCAGGCTCAATCCGCTCGCATCGTGTCCACACGTTGTCGCCGGGTTGCTCTACAGCACCCACAAGACCCGCACGAGCACCAATCACATTAGTCTCAAAGAACGAGTCAATTGCGTTCACGCTGTTGGTATAAACCTCATTTGTGCCAGTTTCGTGTTGCCACAAGGTGTACTGTCCCGCCGTGTTCTCGACGTTACCAGCCCAAATAGGCCGACGGAACACTTCAGAAAACACACCAGCAGAGCGATAAGCGCCCAAAGCTTGGCCTGCGTCATACCAGACCTTTTCTCTCACGTTGTAAATAATTGCGTCGTTGCATTCTTCACTGTCGCCAGATGGGAAGAACCACCAAATCTCACCCCAGCGCGGCACCTTGCTTGCCCACACTTTTTGTCGCTGGGCATAATTTAGGTTGTCAAAAAAGTAATTGAAGTTTTGTTTGTTGTCCAACTCTTGAACCACGCCGTTGTAGGCCAAGAATCGGTCTGTTCCACACCAGTAAAAAATGCCGTCATACTCAATAACGCACTGGCTGGACAGAATTGATGACTGCTGGGTGATGAGGTCGTATTTCCAGTAGAAAGTCTGGTTGCCAACGGTGGTTGGTGCATAAGTCACCCGTACCACTGAGTCCAATGTCCAGAATAGGCCAGCAGGAGACGTTGTACCGCCCCTCAGAGGCAGTCCTTTGACCACCTTAGTAGATGACACGTTGTTCCTATTGGAGTCGGCAGAAGTCCAGTTACTGAAGTCGCCTGCCGCGCAGTTGGAAATGTAACCATAGTTGCCATAGGCAAACAGGTATGGGAACAGCATCACAATGCCGCCAGACACCTCAATGTTGTTGTCAAAAGTCAATGTTGCGTAGACACCAAAAGTCAAGCCTGTGGTTGTGCCTGCGGTTGTGACAATGGCGGTGCCGCCAAACGTTGCCGACAACGTGAATGTGCTTGTTGTGTTGGTGGTAATTACGTAATACGTACCAGCGGAAATGCCTGTAGCAGTGCCCGTCAATATGCCAGTAACTACAACCGTTTGACCAACTGCAATGTTGGTTGTTGCTGTGCAGGAAAATTGTCCAGCAACGCCAGTAACGGCAACAGCGGCCAATAATGCACTTGGGGTTGACGCAGTGGCGTTGACACTCAACGTGGCCGTCCAAATACCCGAAACCTCTAAAGCCGATACCACGGTGGTGCCTGTGGGGATGCCCGTACCAGTCACAGACACGCCAGCGCCAATTGCCGCAATTGTTGTTGGAAAGGTGACAGTAGGCGATCCACTTGTGGTGGTGCCTGTTGCCGTAAACACCCCCACAGGAGTTAGTGTTGACCCTGTGAATGTGCCAAACATGGGGCGTGTGTTTATTGAAGACGAGATGTCATTGAGGTTTTGACCGGGGTGAGCAATCAAATTGTTGTCGCCGTTGCCCAGTGCGTCATATCCAATGTCAAACTGCCATAGTGTGTTATCGCTTGGTGCGTAGGTAGTCAAATCGTTAACGTAAGAGGCAAATCCAGAGCCAGCACCGCCAATACTTGCATTGTTGATGGTGATAGACGCATTGTGGACGTAGTTAATACCACTTGTGGTCACAACCACACTTGTAATTAAATTACCTGCCACTATCACAGTGGCAAGTGCTCCCGTGCCTGCCGTAGAAACCAAAGGAACACTGGTGTATGTTCCGTTGACATAGCCTGAGCCTTGATTGGTAATTGTGATTGTTTCCAAAGAACCAGTCGGCTCAATTGGTGTTGGGCCAAAGCCTACGCCATTGTCATTATCAGTTGTCCACTGTTCAATGCCGTTGTTGTATCCAGATATTACATAGTTGAGGCCATCCTCGGCACTCATAATCATTCCGCGACTGATTCCTGTTGCGTCCAAAAAAGCCCCAGTGTAGCCACCAATCTTTCGTGGTCGGCTATATTGAAACCTCACCCATTTGCCGTCTACGTAACTTACGGAAGAAAATTGCGTGTTATCCCTTTGGATGCCGGGGCCAACTTGTAGCGTGACAACTTTTGCGGTCATTAAAACGCTCCACCAACAATCCCTACGGGCAAACGTAATCCTGTTGAAGCCAAGGTTCCAGCATTCACGCCAGCAACTGCAAAGCCAAGCTGATTACTAGCGGCCTGATACAAACCAGTTGTTGGGCTAGATGTAAACGACAGCGATGGCGCGGCGGCAGAACCGTTTCCCAATGTCAATGCATTGATTGACGAAGATGTTGATGTTTGTGCGTTATAAACGTTTGTGCCATCGCAAATTGCAATAATTGTTTGATTCTGTGGCAATACAACAGTTGTGCCGCCCGAAACACCAGTGGTAAACGTCAGAGTAAAAGAGCCAGTTGTGTTGTTTCTAAGTGAATATAACTGTACGGTTGGAGGAATAACCACAGTACAGTTTGATGTCAAAACTCCTTGGTACTCTTGAATGATGTTTGCGCCTTCTGCTGAGGTCAACGTAACAGTACCGCCAGTTACCGACTTGGTAAGCTGAGTAAAGAAGAACGTCGCTGATTGTCCGTAGGCATAGGTGAAGTAATTCAAACCATCGGAAACCACCACAAACGATTCTGCAATTTGAAGTTGTGCGCTTGCATTTCCATCAATTGTGTTTGCACCTGTCAAGGCTACATTCAAAATGCCAGTGCCATTGTTTTTGATCACAACGTACCAGCCTTCACCAACTGCCACTGCGTTGGGCAGTGTGACCGTGCCAGCGCCGCCAATCCACGCATAAAGGGATGATTGATCTGCTGGTAATAAACTGTAGCTAGAAGAAAAAGTTGAAACCAACGTAGATGTGTTTAACGTGGTAGAAACGGCTGTAAGGCCATACCCGGCCAATGTGGCGGCGTTGGCCGCTGATGTACCAGCGCCAAACGTTACCGTGCCCCAAGTACCGTTAATGGTGGTGTTGTTGGTGACGTAGATGTATTGAGCAATACCAGACGCAATTGACACGATGGTGGTGCCGCTGGTGTTTACTACTGTGAATGAATAAGAGCCAATGTTGCGAATTAATACACTTTGACCTGTAGACACCGAGGTCGCAGGCGGCATGTACAGTTTTAAGTTTGTGTTGAGCGTCGCTGTGACTTCAATGATGTTTGCTACAACATTGTCAGTGTTGCCGTTGATAGGCCACTGAAGTTCGGTGTCGGCGCTAATCGACAGGCTCTCATAACCCACTTGCGATGGGCTGATTGTTTGACCTGTGTATGGGTTTATGTAACTTGTCATTTTTATGAATCCACGGCAATGGCTTGACGATCACCAACTCGCGCAACATCCTCTGCTTTAAGAGCTTGAAGCGCCTCGGTGTACTTTTGCTGAAAGATTGTGCGCTGGTCGTTTTTGAGGAACTGCATCGCTTGCAACAGGGTGCCAAACAACATAGCGTTTGGTGCATTTTGAGTAAGCCAGTTGGTCTGATTAGTAGAACTCAACGGGGCAATACGCTCGTAGTAAAGCACTTCAAAGTCGTAGTTCGTATCAGGTGTGGGTGCCAAGTACCAGTGCTCCCAATCGGTATCTGCGTAGTACAAGGGCACATCGGTCTCAGTATCGTCAGGCCAGTAGTTCTTCAGGTACTCGTATTTGCGAAGGTAGACAGGTTGTTTCTTGCCGCTCGCCTTGACGCTCATGGACACCGTCTTGCGCCACCGGGCAGGCTTTTGCAGGATTGGGTTGTCCGGGGTCATTGCGGCTTCGACCACTTGCAATTGACCCAGCGTCTTGATCTCCTGAGCAATTTCAAACTCAGCCAGTGAGATGAAGGTGGGAATTGCATCAACAACAGAGGCATCTTTACGCTCCAAGTACTGAAGTACCGTGGAGGTCAAGCTGTCGTAAGTCATCACCCATGATGGGATTAGTGTCATTGCGTCGTCCCTTTATCCAACATTGCGCTCAAAGTGAGGGCAGTCAACAAGTGATTTGAAGTTGCCTCCCCAGCGATTCTTGGGGTGCAATGACTCCCAATATACGCCCAGTGGGGCAATCATCTCCTTGTCCCAGATTATCTTCCCTGCCTTGAAAAAGTTCAAATCAATCGCGCATCGCTTCAGGTGGATTGAGTTGAGGGTCTTGGAGCGGCCTGTTTTGACGTATATAGCCTGTTGCTCAGGTGTCCTAGCCAACTCCCCGCCCGTGACCATGAAGCCCTGTGCGGTGGCGTATTCAATCAGTTTGCAGGCATCCAGCAAGAAAGACGCTTGTTCTGTGCTTAGGCTCATTTCTTCCTCATTTCCATGATTTTTTCAACCGTCCTGCCTGCGAAATATGCGCCCATAACTAGCTGTCCCCAGCCAGCCAGCAAATTAACGTACCCTTCGTTAGCGTTGTACCCAAAAGCCGACATGGTTGTAAAAATAAAATAAGCCGCCAAAATGGCTATAAGGCTTATAGGGCGAATGTTCTTGGATAGCCAAGAGTCAGATGCCATATCCGCTGTCCAGCGATTTGTGATGTTGTCAGCGTCGTTCTGAGCGGCTTTTGCCAACAGATCAAGTTCGGCCAGTTCCATTTTGGCTTTTTCAATACCAAGCTCCAGCAAACGTTCTTCGTGGTCAAACTGAAGCTGTCGTAGCTTGGACACGTCTTCTGCGGTTGGGTTGTCTGGAATCTTTACGCCCAGTGCGTTTTCAACTACCTCTTTGCCTTTGGCTTGGATAGCTGATGACAGTAGTCCTAGACCGTTTTGAGCAAGACTACCAAGCAGGGATGCAACTATGGGGATCATTGTTTGTCCTTTTCTTCTAAATTCTTTACCAGCTTTTCAATCCTAGCCTCTGTGCGCTCTGTCTTTTTTTGCAGTGTCAGCGTATCAAAATACAGCATTGCCATCAATGGCATCACCAAGCAAATAAGAATCATCAGCAGTATTGCAATGACTACGTATCCCGATTCATGTGAATGAGGTACATCAGCGCCCAGATTTCCAGAATTACCAACAAAGCCGCCCCAAGAATCAAAGCGTCGTTTTGCAATCTGTTTATCATTTGCTGACGTTGCCATTTTTTCTTTCGTTCTGCTATTGTTTCTTGCTTAATATCTTCATCGCGCTTTTTGGCAAGCTTTTTAAACTCTGCCTCGTATCTTGACCAAACCGCACCCAACGCCGGGTCTGTGTGGTAGACCAAAAACTCACGCAACTCAACTGCTTGCCGTTCAAGTTCAATCTGGTTGAACACATTCTCAAGGGCTTGTGCTCTGAGTGTTTTTTCCTTTGGTGGGTTTAATTCGTTGCGCTTGACTTCTTTTTTGACTTCCTCATGCGCTTCAAAGAACTGCCCAATAAATCCCGAAATCTCCTTGGTTATCTTGTAGAGGTCAGAGCCTGTGGCTTTTGCCTCCTTGTACAGAGCAATTCCTGACTTTATGCTTGCTATTGCGGTAAGAGCAAGGGTGATGGCTTCAATTTACAGCTCCAAAAGTTTTTTCACAAACTCGGCGGCAACGCCGGGGCCAAGCAACACCAAGATGATCACCGCATAAAGCAGGTACTCAATCTTGGTCATACGCTTGGAGCCATCGTCAAACCGAGCCTGAATTCCTTCATATCGTTGAGCGCAAATTGCCTCATGGATACTTAGGCGTTTATCAGTCTCAGTAGCGAGTTCGTGAATTTCTGGCATTTTTTTACTCTGGTTGTACTTCTACTGCTTCAGCAGGTTGTTCAGCCAACGCCTGCTTCAGCATGTTGAAGAATGAATCTCGACCAACTTGCAGTTGATCCAAATTAAATCTTGCTGATCCAACTTTGCGCTCCAGATCAACAACGTGATCTAAAAGCGCCTTTTGCTGGTCAGTCATCTTTGAAATGTCGTACTCAACGCCATCAATCATGATTTGGGGGTTTGTGTTGTTGCCCATTTCATTTCTCCTTTTTTTTACCGCCATCGTAGGCTGGCGGCTTGCCTTTATGCCGATGCTGTACGCAATGGGGTCAGATTCTCTGTTGTCCAGTAATCCTTAGCCAGCATGATGACCAAATGCTCTTTGTTGCGTGACAAGCAATCTGCCCAATCAGCATCAGTCATGCCTTCGGGCTGACCGCCATTAATAAGGTTTACGCTGTCCATTGCGGCAGAGTAGTGCTGTGCAATTTGTTCTGCTGTGATTTCATTTTCCATTTTTAATCTCCTTGGTTAAGTGGATTCAAGTGCTGTGATTCGTGCTGTCAGTTCTTCAATTTTAATTAACGCTTCACCAAGTGCTTTGAATGCTTTCATTTGCGCTACAGAATAACTGACAGACAAAGATGTAGTGTCTAACAACTCGC